GCTTTCACCAAGGCCGATCACTACCCGGACGGCTACCTGCCCGAGGGTACCCCCGTTGACGCGACCGATCTCGCCAAGCTGAAGCCTTATGTGGCTCCAGCTGCTGGCGAGCCTGCGATCAATCTGGGTTTCCTGCTGGATAATTCCCGCGTCGTTGGTGACAGGGCAACCCCAGTCGCTGTCATCCGTCACGGGTCCATCATCGCCGAGTTCGTGCCCGGCGACTTCACCGCCCCGGCTTTCGCGCCGGGCTTCATCTTCGAGTAAGGGAGGGGGTACATCATGGCACTTTGGGATGACCTGATTGATCCTGTAGAGCTGACCGCCGAAGCGCGAGAAGCAGCCGACGAGGCGGAAGCGCGCAAGGGTTCCCTTGCCCGATTCCTGCCGAACGTGGAAGTCGCTGACATCCACGTTGAGGTGGTCGAGTCCGAGAGCGGCCTCGTTGAGGAAGCGCAGTACCGTGCATGGGATGCTGAGCCTGAAACTGCTGGTGGTGACCAGGGCGGCGGGTTCTCGATCAAGCTGCCGGCGCTCGGCCAGAAGCGTTTCATCACCGAGTACCAGCAGCTGCGGAACCGCAATGCCGGGGACGCGGAGCTGCGCGCATCGATCGTGAAGACCGCCCGCAAGACTGCGGTCGCGATCGTTTCGCGGATGGAGCGCCAGCGCGCTATCGCTCTGCTGACCGGCAAGACGACCATCACTGGGCGTCGCTACAACTCCGAGGACGACTTCGGGCGCGACCCGTCGCACACCACTGCCACCGCGGCATCGTGGGCAGACCCGACCGTTTCGCGGCTGGCTGACCTCGAAGCGTTGGTGGACAAGTATGTGACCACCAACGGTGTCGAGCCTGGCACGATCGTTCTGTCCAAGCGCATCTTGCGCGCTCTGGGTGCTGGTGACGAGTTCGCGACCGTGCTCGCCAATGGTTCGACCCGCCGGGCAACCGACGACGAGATCCGCAGCGTCATCGCTGGGGCTGGTCTTCCGGAGATTGAGGTGTACGATCGCCGCACCTCCGAGGGCCTGCTGATCCCTGATGACACGCTGCTGCTGCTCCCCGAGCCGGGAGAGACTTCGGCAGACGAGCAGACCGAGCTGGGTGCGTCGTTCTGGGGTCGCACTCTGACCTCCATGGCCCCCGAGTACGGGATCGAAGCTGTTGAACAGCCTGGCGTCGTGGTCGCGGCGCACAAGAACGAATCGGTGCCTCACAACGCGTGGGTGGACTCGGACGCCATTGGCCTCCCGGTCCTCGCCAACGCGAACCTGACCCTCGTGGCTAAGGTCTTCGGCTAACCGAAACCGCATGCGGGCGGTCGCACTCTTCGGGGTGCGGCCGCTTCGCTCGTAGAGAGGATTTCTGATGCCCAAGATTACAAAGCATGTCCCCGTTCGCCGGGGCTTCGAGACTGTCTGGCTGAAGCCTGGCGATGACCTCCCTGATTGGGCTGAGGGCATGGTTGGCGATCATGCCCTAGACGCCGAGGTCGCCGCGGAGCCGACCGCCGACGAATCCTCCCAGAGCCCTGATGCGGATGCTGACTCGGATAAGGACACTGGCGGTCAGGCGGATCCTGCCGCGGAGCCGGCACCCGATTTCACCAAGCCCGCCCCGGCGAAGCGTTCCCGCGCTCGCAAGGCTGAATAGCCATGGTACCTCTGGCAACACTGGAGGACTTGAAAGAGCATTGGCGGGGCATTCCCGAGGATGATGTTCAGGATGCCGAGCAGAAGCTCATTGAGGCTTCGATTATCGTTCGAGGGCTGTATTCGGTGGATGCGCGGATCAGTTCGGGTGACCTGGATCGGGAAACCGTTGTTTTTGTTGTGTGCGACATGGTCAAGACCGCGCTGGACATTGCCGAAACCGATGTTCCTGCCGACGTCACACAGCTGTCCTTCGGGGCTGGGGGGTTCACTCAATCGGCAACGTTTAGGGAACGTGACGGCAAGCTGTTTCTCACCAAACTGCACAGGCAGTTGTTGAGCGGTGGCGGGTCTCGTAACCGTAAGGCGTTCATAATCGTTCCCGGGGGGTGAGCATGCTCTTTGGTGGCTCTGGCATCGTTTCCCGTTTCCCCGCCGAATGGCGCACGGATGTTGTCGTGTTGCGTGGCGGTGGTCGTGATCCGAAGGGTAACCCGCTGCCTGTTCGGGAGATTCCCCTCAAGGATTGCTTGATTGGCCCGCGCACGACTGGTGAACCGACTGATGGCTCGAATCTGACGTCTTCAGAGATGTCAATCTACCGTGACCCTGACCCCTCGTTCAGGTTTCAGCCTTCGGACCGCATCCGTGTTCCGGAGGGGGCCCTGAACGCTGGCGAGTGGTCAGGTGATGGGCGCCCCCAAGAGTTCCCGCTGGGCGTCGAGTTCCCAATCAAGGCGGGTGCGTGATGGCGCGGTCGAAGTATGAACCGTTGTCGGCTGGGTTGCGTGCGGTTGCTAAGTCTCCTGGGATGGCTCAGGCGACGTTGGCGGTTGCTCGCAGGCTGGCTGGTAACGCGAACGCTGTGGGTGATTCGGAGTATGAGGCGGCGAATCAGACGGTGACGGCTGGTTGGCGTAATGAGAAGCGTCAGGGCGCTGTGGTTCGTGAGACGGATCCGCATTGGCGTGACTGGCGTGATTCGGTGCTTCTGCGGACGGTCGCGCAGATGAAGGTGAGGGGTAAGCGTTGAGTGATGTTCTTGTTTTCCCTGATACCCGGGCGGCGTTGTGGGATCTGCTGAATGGTAGCCAGCATTTTGATCCGTGGTCCGGTGAGACTTTGGCTGTCCGTGCTTTCTACCGTGTGCCGGTGGACTCGTACGGGCTGGTTGAGGACCCGTTCCCGGTCGCGCATGTTTATGGTGCGCCGGGCGGAACGGTCGGTTATATCGATCGTGTTGACCGTCGCGTGATTGACGTGTACGCGCCGGGTGAGCAGGCGGTCAATATTCTCGAATCCATCGTCGCCTCAATCTGCGGATCCGATATTGAGACGCCTTCCGGGTATCTCGACAAGATCGAGTGCGATGTGACCCCCGAGGACATCCCGTACGAGTCCGACACCTTGAACAAGGCTACGACCACGCTTCTAGTGACGTCCCGGCCTATCAACTAAGCCCCTGCGGGGGAAACCATTTTTCTACGCCCTTGAAAGGGGTTACTTGCCATGCCAACTTTCGAAGAGAATCGGGCGGCTCTGGACAACCGGAATCTTGTCCGGAAGATCCAGAAGCTCATCCTTGTCCTTGCTCCTATCACCGTCGATCTTCCGGCTTCGCTGTTCGAGGGCGGATCCCTGATTGACCTCAAGACCGGCGGCTGGTTGCCGGTGGGCATGCTCAGCCCGGACGGCATCACGTATGGCGGTGAGCGAGAGGTTCAGACGGTGGATGCATTCGGGTACTCCTCGGCTATCCGGTCGGACGTCATGCGGGTGCCGCGAACCATCGCTTTCACTCCTTTGGAAACGGGTCGAAAGCACCTGTACGAGCTGCGATTGGGCACTGACCTGTCCGGTGTCACCCAGGATCCGACTACTGGCGAAATCGTCATGGATGAGCCGGATCTGCCGGTGGATCAGGAGTACCGCCTGCTGGCCCTGGGTTCGGATGGTCCGGCCGCCAACAACTGGATTCTGGGCCGCGGTTATGGCCGTGTGAAGCTCCAGAACTCGGCGGAAGAGGTTTGGGGCGGCGAGGATGCTCTTTCGCAACAGCTGACCTTGGACGTCTTCACTGACGCTGAGATTGGCACTCCGGTGCGTCACTATGTGGCGGGCACTGGTGCTTTGGCTCAGAAGGCTCAGCTCGGCTTTACTGCCGGCGTCTAGGTCTTCTTTTGATCGCGGGCCGCCGTTTACGGGTGTGGGCGGCGGCCTGTTTCTCCCCATTTTTCACACCCACTTTTTTAGGAGTACTAATGCCGAGGTTCACCAAGGGCGATCTAGTCATTGAGACTTCTCTGCCGACTGAGGCCGCCGAGCTTCGCCGTGATGGATTCAAGGAATCGAAGGCTCGTACGGCCGCGGTGCGCAACGCCGAGGCCGAGGCAGTGAAGGCCATTGATTCGGCGGAATCCGAGAAGCCTGCCACGTCTGCCAAGGCCGCAGACGCGGCGAAGGCTGCCGGCTCCACCAAGTCCACCAAGTAATTCCATTCAACCCCCACACACCCGGAGGTAACACCATGGCTGCTGATAAGCCTGTAGTTCAGTTTTCGATCTCGTCGATGCGCAAGGAAGTTCAGTACGCTGAACCGTTCCGCGTGGCCCTGTCTGGTTCGAAGATCATAACCTTCCCTGACGTTTTCGCCATGGAATCGGTTGAAGCTGAGGAGCTTTTCGCCCGGTTGAACCGCAATCAGACGAACTGGGTAGCGTTGAAAGAGTGGCTTGGCGAGAAGGACGCTGCAGCGCTCAAGGCCGAAAAGCTGACCATTATCGAGCTGGGTAAGGTCACCCGTGCGGCCATGAACTACTACGAAGAGTTCTACGGTGAGTCGGGGGAAGACGCCGCCTCCGCGAGCTTCTAAGGCGTTTCCGTCCGCAGATCCGCGCCGACCTATTCACTGAGTATGGCGTGGATCTTGCGGAGTGGTACGCCGCGGGCCGGTGGGTTGGGCTGCTCGAATTGATCGACATGCTGCCTGCCGCCTGCCGGTTCAACGAGGCAATTTTGAATGACCCGGATATGGCGCGGGAGCTGGCCCGGTTGCCGAAGCCGGATGGCGAGTGGTCGCCGCGGGTGTCCGAGTTCAAGCTTGATCATCACATGTTCCAGGTGATGATTTCTGAGCTCAAACAGATCAAGCAGGGAGTCATTGCTGCTGCTGGCGGCAAGCCGTCCCATGAGAAGCCGTTCCCGGCGCCTCGCACGGAGATTGATAATGCTGTCGCGGCCATGGAGCGCGAATGGGCTGAGGATTTCATTTCTCAGTTCGGGTTCGACGCGAGCGACATATAACCCCACACAGGAAAGCCACCCTTCCCCGGGTGGCTTTCTTGCGTTCTGAGGCAGGAGGCCCGCATGCCAGTAATCGGTGTGGCTGAGTTACTTATCGATCCTGTTTTCACGGGGGCGCAGCAGAAGGTCGGGCGTGAAGTTTCACGGATCATGCCGAAGGCGGGCAAGGATGCTGGTAAGGCTCTCGGCAAGGGCATGGCGGATGGTTTCGCGGACGAGACTGCCGGCCTTGAAAAAGAGGTTGAGCGCCTAAACAAGTCTGTCGCCCAGTCGGAGGCCAAGGTCACCGAGGCGAAGAAGAAGACCGCTGCAGCGTCGGCCGCGGAGTCGAAGGCTTTGGGTGACCTGCGGGTTGCCGAGTTGAAGCTGCAGGAGGTGCGCGACAACTCGAACGCGAAGGCGTCTCAGCTCGCCGTCGCCGAAGAGCGCGTGTCTGTGGTGCGCGATAAGGCCACGGTGGCCACGCAGCGCCGCGAGTCCGCCGAGCATGATCTTTCCCGCGCCACTGTCGCGCTGGGGTCCGCCCAGGAGAAGTCATCGAAGGCTTCCGGCGACCTTGAAGTGCACATGCGCAAGGTCGCTGACGAGGCGAAGAAAACCGAGCGTGACGTCGATAGCCTGGGCGCCCGGCTGCGTTCCACTTTCAACCGGAGCCCGCTGGGCGGGCTCGTGGAGGCGGTGCGCCGCGACACCAACATTGTCAGCGTTGACCTGCACAAGATGGCGCAGAACGTGTCGCAGCAGGGCACCCGTGGTGGGCGCGCTTTCACCCAGGGTTTCGTGGTCGCTATCGGCGGCCTGTCGGCTATCACCCCGACCATTGGCGGGGTTGGATCCGCGCTCGTGGCCGGTGCTGGTGCCGCAACCACCTTTGCGGCGTCCCTGACCGCTTTGGGTGGCGTGGCCGCACTGGTGCCGGCCGGGCTCATGGCAATCGGTGCCGGTGCCGGCGTGCTCGTGTCCGCGTTCGCTGGCGTGGGGACCGCGTTGGAAGAGGCGACGAAGCAGCAGGAGAAGTTTGCTGCAAACCCGCGCATTGCCGCGATGGCCGTGGAGGATGCTTCTCGCGCCATTGTCGTGGCCGAGGAGAACGCGGCCCGGGCAACCCAGGATGCGGCGCGCCGGGTGGCTGATGCGAAGCTAGCCCTCACTGACACGATCGCGGCTGTTGCTGACGCGGAGGAGTCCGCGGCGGAGGCCATTGTGGCCGCTAATCGGCGAATCGTTGACGCGAAGCGTGCTCTTGAGGATGCTGTGCGTAGCGCGGCTCGTGCGGATGAGGACGCGGCGCAGTCGCAGGTTGACGCGGCTCGGCGTGTGCGGGATGCCCGGTTGTCGCTTCAGGACACTATTGAGCGGGCGGCTGAGGCGCAGCAGAGCGCGGCTCGCGCCGTGGAGACTGCTGAACGCCGGCAGGCTGAGGCAACCCGCGATGTGATCGCCGCGCAGAAGGCCCTTGAGGAAGCTCGCGCTAAGGCCGCTGCTCGTGTCGCGGAGACACGCAAGAGCAGTGCGGAGGCTGACAAGCAGGCAGTGGACAGCGCGGCCGCGTACCGTGCCGCTGTTGATGCCTACAATCAGGCGAAAGCGGATCCGAGCACCGCCCTGTCGTCTTTGGCGCAGCTGGAGCGCAACGCGGCCGCCGCCCTTGCGAACAATGAGGCGGCGAAGAAGTCCGCCGCGGAGATGGCCAAGGCGCACAAGGACGCCCAAGCGGCTGCGAAGAAGGGCGGCGAGGCTGTCCTATCCGCTGAGGAGCGGCTGGCGAAGGCCCGGCAGGCAGAAGCGGATGCGCTTCAAGCGCGTCGTGACGCTGAGGCGAAGGTGCTCAAGCAGCAGCGGGACGGGGCACGGCAGATCGCTGACGCTCAGGAACGGATCACTGATTCGATCCGGGCGCAGAAGCGCGCCCAGGAGGACGCGGCACGATCGGTTGAGGACGCATCACGACGGGTCACGGACGCGCAGCAGAACGTCGTGGATTCCATCAAGGATGAGAAGGACGCTCGTGCTGACGCGGCGAAGACCGCCCAGGAGGGTGCGCGGCGTATTGCCGATGCCCAGCGGGCTGTTAGCGACGCGAACGCTGATTCGCGACGCGTGCAAGTTGACTCCGCCCGCGCCATTGAGCAGGCGCAACGGAACCTTGAGCGCGTGCAATTGCAGCAGGCTGACGCGGCACGCCAAGCAGGGCATGACGCAACGCAGGCGATGAATGACCTAACGCCAGCGGCGCGCACCGCTGTCCAGGCGTTGCTGACGGTCCGGGATCAGCTGTCGGGGATCCGCAAGATCGCGCAGGAGAATTTCTTCCGGGGATTCTCCGGCCCGCTGCTGTCCCTGGCTAATACCGTGATGCCGCAACTCGCGACCGGTGTGGGCGCTATCGCGTCCGCCTTCGGTCGGGGCGCCCAGATATTCATGGGCGCCCTTGAGCGGGCGCTGGGGGGCGGGGTGCTAGAGGGCCTGCTGATGGGCGTGGCGGATACCGTGAACGTTCTGAACAGGGCGATCACACCAATGGTTGATTCATTCGTGACCCTGGGCGTCGTGGGCATGGATTACATGCCCCGGCTCGCTGGGGCCATCACGGACATGGCCACCCGGTTCGACAACTTCATTCAGGGGGCCGCGGCCAGTGGACAGCTGAACACATGGATCGAGCGGGGCATCCAGGGAATCAAGGATCTAGGTTCAATCCTGGGTTCAGTGGTCGGGATCTTCGGGGCGCTAAATTCTGCTGCGGAAGCTGGCGGGGTTGCAACCACCCTGGGTGGCATGGCTGACGCGTTGAATCGTGTCGAGGCGGCCATGCAGGGCGCAACGTTCCAGAAGACCATGACTACGATCTTTGAGGGCGCGGCGGCTGGTGCTGCTGGTGTAGGCAAAGCATTTAGCCAGATTGGTGCGGCTTTCGAGCGTGGGGCGCCGGCGTTGTCGGAGTTCCTGCGTTTGGGCGGCGAGATCCTGGGCACCTTCATTGGTGGCATCGCGACTGCGTTGTCTGATCCGGCGTTTGGTGCCGGGCTGACCACGTTCCTTGAGGGGCTGCAGGGTGGCGTGGAGCAACTCGCGCCGTTGCTGCCTAGCCTAACTGGGGCGTTCGGTTCTCTACTGTCTGCGCTCGCGCCGATTGTGCAGAATCTGGGTCCGAGCCTGGTGCAGGTGTTCACGGCGTTCGGTAACGGG